TTTGCTTTGGAGATACCTACAGTTAAACGAAAGACTGTTACTATACAAGAGTGTATGCTGACTAAAACATTTAACGAGTACAACCGAACGCTCCGAACTTGCCTCGGTTGTTCTTGCGATAATGAATCAGTGGTATTGTCTGTAGGTAAGATGCCCCACATCTTAATAGCTGGTGCTACTGGTAGTGGTAAGTCTGTATTGCTTAACAGTATGATAGTATCATTATTATATAGTGAAACTCCGGCTACCTTGCGTTTCGTAATGATAGACCCAAAGAAAGTAGAATTATCGAAGTACGAGGGACTACCGCATTTAGACTGTCCGATAGTAAAAGACCATTCATCAGCGGTTGCAACGCTTGAGGCGGTATGTAACGAAATGGACAGACGATACAATGTAATGGCAGCAGAGGGATTTAAGAAAGCCTCCGATATGGGTTTACCCTCTATCGTTGTCGTCATTGATGAACTTGCTGACCTTATGCTTACAAGTAAGTATGAATGTGAACAGAGCATAATTCGTATCGCACAGTTAGGTCGTGCCGCCGGTATTCATTTAATCATCGCCACGCAGCGACCCACAGTCAATGTCATTACAGGCTTGATTAAGTCTAATATTCCTTGTAAGATTGCTTTGCAGACATCATCAATTAGAGATAGCATAACGATACTCGACCACAAAGGAGCAGAAACCTTAACAGGTATGGGCGATGCACTTCTTAAACTTCCGAGCCAAGTTAATGAGATACGCTTCCAGAGTGCATATATTAGCGACAGTGACATTGAACGAGTGGTTGATTATTGGAAGTACAACGCTATTAAATAAAACAAAGGACTCCAGCTTTAAAAGTTGAAGTCCTTTATCGTTTTACCGTCCTTACAGACGGCTTTTATTTTGCCCTGTAGGGCGTTTTATGGTTGAGGGGTATAATTTCATTACCTTGCATTGAAAGTCGCTCAAATTAAAGCCTGTGGCTCGTCTGCAAGGTTTACAGATTGATTTGCATATCTCCTTTGTGTTTGATAGCAAAAGTGAACTCGTGTAAGTCAGCCTTGAGGCAGCGTAGATTGTCGTCTTCGTCCTTGTAAACGATTTGTACCTCTGCGATAAGTTTATCACAAGCCATAGTATAATACTTATACTCAATTCCCATACGAATACATTTATTCAGTGTTGTAACCTTGTAATCATCGAGAGAACGAGTCATATTAAATCTGTGCTTAAATTCAATTATACCATAATCAAATACAAATTCTTTATTGTTACTCATATTATACCTCTGTTTCGGGAGGGGTTAAGTCCGGGTATTGCGATAAATCTTTTAATTCTTCGCCTGTTTCAACAATGATTATCTTGTCTTGTTCAGTTCTTTCTCCCATTGTTATCCCTCCCAATTTATTTCAGTGCCGCAATTCGGGCAGTAATTAAGTTCTCCTTGCAGTAAATCCATTATTCCACCACATTCACCACAGACTGGTGCAAACTGTCCCGACTTTTTCTTGTTCGCAATAGCTACAGGCGATTGTTTCCTCATAAAGTGAGGACAGCCGGACTCTGCTTTGTACCAAATAAATTGTGTTCTCTGTTGCAGATGTTCAATTTCTTGGCATATCGTAAAGTGTACACAGTCTTTACAGTCTGTAGGTTTATCTTGGTTTAGCAAACGGAAATGTTCAACTATCGGATTACTCATAGTCGTCCTCCACATCGTTAGCAGAGTACAAGCGTTTGAGTTCGTTTTCGTCTTTCTGCGGCTCTAATGGATTATTGCCGGGGCTGATAACAACATCTTGTCGGTCATAATAACCCTCAAAATTGTTCTTCATAAGGAAGATGCCAGAAACAGGGTTAATTTTACCGTTCATCATATATTGTTCGTACAATTCCTCGATTAAGCCTTTTGCCTTGACCGCAAGTTCGTGATGTTCTTTTCTATCACGAGTAACCTTTGACTGCCAATTAAAGAATGTCATACGGCTTATACCGAGAGCGTTACACAGTCCAGCCAGACCCGGTTTCATATCGTTGTCGATACAATGATTGAAATACCAAGTAATTCGTTCGCCCACCTGTTGAGCATCGGCTATGTCAATAGGCGGCAGAGAGAACGCAGCCATAGCGTTACGCAAATAACGAGCGTTGTCGCCTTTCTTGGTCTGTGGGTGTAGATACTGCTCACGAGTCATTTTCTTTGTGTTTTGTTCTACAAGAGCCTGTACCTCGTCTTTGGTCTGTTTATCATAAGCCATTATAACAATCTCCTTTCTTTAGCAATTTTTACTGTTACTGTGGAAATCAAAGTCCATATCTGCTGAACTTCCCAAGCGTGTAACCTTGAGGCAAGAGATACACATTCTCCAAGATTGGTATTATCTTCGGTGAATACTGTACCGAGTACCGATTTTTCATTGTCTGTAAGTCGCTGAACAACTTTGTCGGCAGCTATGTAATTGGTTTTGTCAACATCGTTCTTAAAGCCTTTACTTTTATTATAACGGAAATAAAAGCGTAAGATATGGTTGACATAATCTGCGTAATACGGCTTCATAAACTGCCCTCCTCGGCTTTCTTATTTTCTCTTGTTGCAATTTCTCCGGCACAAGCGGCATACCCGGCAAGGTCGATAAAACTATCGGGACTTGACCCTGTGGCTATTCTTGCAACTTTGAGCAAAGACATCATAACTGCTACATCTTTCGGTGTAACTTCGTTCAGTGCGATATTGAGATTAGGGTGTGCGGCTCGTAAGTATGCAGACCAGAGATAACCAATCGTAGAGAAATTATCCTCGGGAGAGCCGTAGTCCTGTTCTCTTTGACCGCAGACACACTTTTTAGCTTCGTCTAATACTTCTGCTCGTTTCATACTCTATCACGCACCTTTCCGTATTCTGCACCGCATTTATCACATACGGCTTTGCCCTTGCGAACTTTAAGTTTCGCTCCGCATTTAGTACACCAACTGTTACGAATTTCTTTTAACTGTTGCTTTCTTTTTAATTGTCTTGCTAATCCCATATTTACACCTCTAATCTAAATTTACGACAAACTTCCAAGAGCGTTCGTTACTTTCGCCGTTTGGTTTTCGTGTACGAACTCTTGTAAGGTTAAATTTTTCTTCAATTTCTTTGTGGAATGTGCGAATTGATGCACCGAATTTAATATCGCTGCGATTACACCAATCCTTAAACTCCGAGAATAATCTGTCGGTAGTATCAGCCATAATAGTATCAAGACCGATATTTTCTTCTGCTATCCAAGTTAAGACAGTAGAATTATCGGTTTTGTATGTTTCGAGTGCTTTCTTGACTACTGACGGATAAGTAAAATCGTTATTTGCGAGTAGTCTTCTTAACCCTCTCAATCCCATATTTAGCAGATAAGATAATGCTTCATCAGTAGTAATCTTGTCTTCAATGAAAGGGTCAAAGTCTTCATCGGCAGAACTGAAAGATGCTGTAAATGGTATTAACATCAATCGGGAATACATACCGTGAGATTTATCAGCAATACGAGGTATTTCGTTACAAGAGAAAATCAGTTTAGCGTAAGATTTAAGATTAAATGGTTGTGAGTTTTTGCGTTCAACCATAACGCTTTCGCCTGTAAAGAGTTTTTTCAATAAGCCTGTATCTGTAATATCTTTACGGTTAATATCATCACCGATATTTACAAGTTTGTTTTCAAGCTCTGCGGTTTTGAATTTGTCCGATAGTTTTTCCATTTCGATAGTGGAGCAGTTTGCCTCACCTATAAACTTTTTCAAAAGATTAAGAATTGTACTCTTACCATTACTACCGCCACCGTAACACAAAAAGCCTTTACGGAAACGACAATTTTTAATAAGCATATAACCGACCATTTCCTCAAATAAGTCGATTACCTCTCTGTCGCCGCAAAATGTCTTATTCAAACATTTGTCGAGGTCGGCACAATAAGCATTTGGGTCATAGTTTACAGGAATACGAGCAAACGCTATAATCGAGGGGTCAAAAGGTAAGGGTTTATTGGTACGGAGGTCGAATCGAGTGTTTTTAAGATTGATGATATACTCGTTAGGGTCAACATCTTCTGGTTTAATACAGGTTATAATCTTAATGTAATTCAAAACTTCTGTACGCTGTGCAGTTTTGATTTTAGGGTACATTTCAATCATTCGTCTTTCGATACTGCGACCGGCTCTTGCATAATTCTTGTAATAGCCGTCTTCATAAACATAAATGCTTTCGTTCATCGTTACAATACGCATATCGTGAATTAAAGCATTAGCAAATATGTTATGTTTGAATTTTCCGTCTTCATCGAAATATGCAGAGCTATTATCGGTAGCAATTTCGTCCTCGGGCTTAAAAGACTCGTCACGCAAGATAGTATCTATCTCGTAATCTTCCAACGATTCACCAAATACAAACTGGTTAATAATCTTAATGGTTTTGCGTATCTGTTCCCGATTGTAACCTTTTTGTTGCATTACAAGAATATACTCGTATAACGCTTGATTTCGTCCGTCACCGTCTTTCATACCCTTAAACTTGTATTTACCGAATGAAAGAGGTTTTAACCACGCTGGTATGGTGTCGAGGTCGTCAAGTTTATATGTACGAAGCCACTCTCTCCACTCTCCGTCTTTTTTAACAACAGTAAAGCATAATTTACCCCACGAACGAACATCATAATATAGTCCACAGGCACAACGAGTTTTAATAAGGTTTTTCATCGGCTCGTCCGACTTAAACCATAAATGGACTCCTCGTGTTGTTTTCATCATATTACAATGTATGTCCAATTCTTCGACTATGTTTTGTATGATTTCAGCATCGGTAGGACTGTCAAAATCGAATATGACCATAGGCTCTGGTATGAGTACACCCAAATTATCAAAATCTTCAACTTCGGTAAGAGGGTGTCCACCATTAGATAATTTCTCCATTGGCTTTTTGTCGCTACCGAGTTTAATATATCGCATCAATTTTGTTCGCCTCCCAACTCTTGTACACACACATCGAAATATCTACACCATAGGCAAAAATGACGGCATTTCTTTCCTCGCATAAGCCATAGTTTTAGTCTTTTCATAATTACACCTTTCTGCGAGTACAGGGAGGGGTAAAAGTGCTTACCCCCCCCCAGCACATCACTAACCTAACAGTTCGTCAAGATTGACCTTGTTGCTTTTTGGAGCAGATTTTTCGGTTTTAGGTGCAGCAGTGGTAGTTTTTTCAAAGCCACTTGCCGGTTCCTTATCTCCGAGTTTTGCAAAAGTAAGTGTTTTGTCTGGGTCTTTCTTACTCTTGACCTTTTCGTGTTCAACGGTTGCTTTAATGTAGCAGCCGATAAGGTCTGTATGCTCAATTTCGTCAAGTGACGGATTGTTAAGAGCAGTACGAGCGAAGAACGAATAAGCGTTATTTGCCTTTTCATTGATTTCTCCGTTCTCGTCAATTAAGCTAAATCTTTCGATGTGCTTATAACCGTTTGCCGTTTCGAGCGTTAGTTCGAGTTTTCCAAAATCCTCGTCCCACTCGCAACCTGTAATCTTAAAAATATGTGTTCCCTCTGGTACGATGTTAAAACCGCCTTGTGATAATTTCCAAGCCATAATTACTTGTCCTCCTTAAAATTTAATACAGGGAAAATGATACCGACTATTTCAGCATCTTCGTCTGGATTTGAATTGTACTCTCGTACAATAAGAGCTTTCGGCTCAAAAGTGCTTTCGACCGAATTGTAGGTACGGTTGATTTCCAAAAGGTCGCTGCGGTCTATCAGCGAATATTCATCGTTTGCGATAGGAATACGAATGTCGCCACTTTCTG